CACTGTTCCTTGGAGAATGAGAGAACAAAAAATATATCTGCCATATGTAAACTACTATTTCTGGAGAAAGTTTCTACAATGGGGTTGTATTGAGAATTGGAAACTCTGCACAGATAAGTTGTCGGATCACTCTGCATCTGGTGTCAACTTTGGAACCTGGCCCGTACCACACTATTCTGGTGGTTTCTGGTGGTCGAAGTCTGAGTACATCAATAAACTTCCTGACATTAAACAGAATGATTGGTGGGATTTGTTCAGGTCTGAAACACCATTAAACACTTTTGATTCAAATAGAAACAAACCAGAAATGTGGATCGGAACAAAACACAATGATGATTTTTTCAATATCATAAGTCATCCTATTATGCCACCACACGGAACACTGGTTCAAAACACATGGCCAAGATATTGTTATGAAGGAGTAGTACAAAAATGAAAAATATATTCTTAGTCACATCATGTATGCAACCAAAATTTGGTGTCATCAGCATGGAAGACAGGTATAAACAAACATTGGAAACATTTGATAGCATTCGTAATAAGACAGAAGATTCCTTTATTCTATTTACAGACAGTTCACCAATCCCGATTGAACAATATAAGTGGGATGTTATAAAGTCCAAAGTTGACCTGGTTTTGAACTTGAGTGATTATCCACAGGTACAACAATTCAATGAACATGAACAATTAAAAAGTTTAGGTGAAAGTAATCTAATATTGAGAAGTATTGGTTTTTTAAAAAGTAAATATGACTTTAAGACAATAGAAGGTAGAATGTTTAAATTGGGTGGTCGTGCTAAGTTACAAGACAATTTTAATATCAGAGATTATGACAACACCCATGGTAAATTCATATTCAAAAAACGATTGGCCAGTTGGATGCCTCCAGACGTACAAAGTCGGTTGGGGTCAACACACATATTGGAAACAAGATTATATTCTTGGTGTACATCTTTGGTTGATGAATATGAACAGATACTGCAAAACAATTTCCAGTTATTAAACATTGGCTTAGACACGGAACACTGTCATTTTTTGAACATACCTAAAGATAAATTGATTGAATTTGATATGATGAATGTTGGAATGGTAGTTGCCAGAAACGGTGACTACATGTTAGACTGATTTTTGTCAATATGTATCTAATCGAACATTTCAAAAAACTTTAATATAACTTAAAAAGTTATATAAATAACCTCACGGGCAACCAAAGTGTGTTGCATTTCTATAGGTAAACAATGTTATCTTTCAAGAGCTTTTTAACCGAACAAGAGGATCCCGAGGAGGGCGCCAGCCGCCAGATTAAACACCTGACGCATGTGGAAGACCGTCCCTTACAAACAGGTGAAAAGGGCACAGCACATGCTATCAAGTCATTGACAGCTGCAGCTGAACACATCAAGGCAGGTAAGAAGACTTCCGAACTTACCACAAAATATGATGGTTCTCCAGCCCTAGTTTACGGTCATCACCCAAGCACTGGTAAGTTTTTTGTTGCATCCAAGTCAGCATTCAACAAGACACCAAAGATTAACTATACACCAAAAGATATTGATAAGAACCACGGACACGCACCTGGTTTGGCGGCCAAGTTAAAAGATGCACTAACACATTTGTCCAAGACCACACCTAAACAAGGTGTTTATCAAGGTGATATGATGTTTGGTACCGACAAAGGTGACAAACAACAAGAGAAAAATGGTGGCCATTCTTTCCATCCAAATCCATCTGGTCTAACTTATACTGCACACGGACAACATGCAGCCGATGTTAAGAAAGCAAAAATTGGTGTTGTGACACACTTGTCATATCAAGGTAAAGACGCAGGCAATCTAAATGCATCACATGAAGTTGACCACGAAAACTTTAAGAAACATCCAGATGTGTTCTCAGTCGATCCAAGAATGGACACAGCAAAAGTTCATTTCAGTCCAGAAGAACAGAAGAAATTCAACAAACATATTGCAATGGCTCAATCAGTACATGACACTCATGGTGATGACATGTATGCTGGCACAAAAGCACATCATGGAGTTGGTGGTCCATTGGAAACCTATATGAATCATACAGTTAGAACAAGTGAAGAACCCAACCATCAAAATTTTAAGAATTGGTTGGAAACTGATACTAATAAAAAAATTGATAAACTTAAAGTTGAAAAGAATCGTACAACCAAACAAGCTGATCTTAAAGCTGAACTCGGTAAAATTGAAAAAAATAAAAAACACTATAACAATGTATTTAAGATGCACGGTCACATACAGAAGGCCAAAGATACACTCATTGGTGTTATGAATCAACACCAAGAATTTCAACATACACACGGCGGCGAATCTGCGAATCCTGAAGGATATGTTTTCCATCACGACAAAGAATCGGATAAATTTGTCAATCGTGCGGAATTCTCTAAGAGAAATTTTGCTGGGATCAGAAACATATGAAAAAGTTTTTAGAAAAGTTACAAGAAGATGCACAGACACATACGCCTGTGGTGATGGCATTTGGTCGTATGAATCCACCAACTATTGGACATGAGAAGTTGGTTGATAGAGTACAACAGATAGCAAAAGACTATAAAGCACCCCATCACATTATTGTGTCACATTCTATGGATGCGAAGAAGAATCCACTAGAAACCGCAAGCAAAATCAAACACGCTAAGAGATTCTTTCCTGGTGCAAATATAACATCATCCAGTAAAGAGAAACCAACTTTCTTACAACACGCTGCAGCATTACACGCAGCTGGCCATGACCACTTGGTGATGGTTGCAGGTTCAGATAGAACCTCCGAATACGAACAAAAACTACACCAATACAACGGTGAAGGTCCAGGAAAGTTATTCAATTTTAAAAAGATTGAGGTTAAGTCCGCTGGCCAACGTGATCCTGATGCCGAAGGTGCAGAGGGTATGTCAGCATCCAAGATGCGTGAACATGCGAAGAATGGTGATTTTAATTCCTTCAAACAAGGTGTTCCATCACATGTACCAGAGAAACATGCAAAAGAATTGTTCCGTGATGTTCGTAAGGGCATGGGTATAAATGAGAATTACAATCGTGGGCTTTTCAGAGCCATATTTGTAACAGGTGGTCCTGGTTCTGGTAAAGACATTATCATCCGTGAAGCCATTGCAGAAGCAAAAGCTGTAGAGTTGAATTCGGTGCAAGCTTTTGAATATCTAATGGACAAACAAAAGTTATCCGAAAAGACAAGCGACCACCGCAGAGAAGCAATCCGCAATCGTGGTCCTCTAATCATCAATGGACCAGCAGATGACCACACCAGAATACTTACCATCAAGGAAGAACTGGAAGAATTAGGTTACAGTACCACTATGGTATTCGTTGATACCACGAATGAAGCAAGTAAAGCAAGAAACGAACGATTGACAAAAACTCTTGCCGAATCAATCAGATATGACAAATGGAAACTTGGCCAAGCCTGCAAAGAAGCATACATTCAAAACTTTCAGAATTTCATGGAATTCAACAATAGTTCCTCAATAGAAGAACTTGAAGAAGATATTTCTGATACTTACGAAAAAATAAATACATTTATTGAGAACAAAAAATTCAATGAAATTGCGTTCTCTTGGTTGGAAAGTCATGGTAAATATAGTATAACTGACTCTGTTTTTAAGGAAAATGAAAATGTTAAAAAGAATTTTAGATTTGTTGAAAATTACAAAACCAAGCGCACCGGTACAGGACAAACATCCACTGGACATCCAAAAGTATCAGCCGGAACAGGCCCCAGTGCAGACGGTCCAAGTGACATTACCCCAGACAATCGTGCAGGAGACTCCAACGCCGACAATATCAAGTGGGATAGAAACGCCAAGCGTGGAGGTTACACCTTCAGAACCTACACCGAAGACTCCGGCCCCACAGTCAAAGTCTTCCCAGCCCCGAAAGAAAGCAACTTCAGCAAAGACAAAGAAAAAATAAAGAAAAAAGGTTTGGTCGATTCTCCTACTGTTAGTCAGAGGATGAGGAATGTTTCCGGAATCAGCCAAGAATTTGATACTCGCCAACAGGGAACAGTATACCCTATGTCTGGTCTTGGCGATGTGACATATAGAGAAGAAGTTAATTTTAAAAGATTTAGAGAATCATATAATGATCCATCAGATTCCGAAATGGGAGTTGCTGGTGTTTTAGGTGGTTCGACAAACAAAGAGCCAATGGAAAATCCAAAGGATAAGATGGGTTACTTTAACAAGAAGAAAAAGAAATGAAAAAATTCACAGAGTTCGTCAAAGAATCCACACCAGAAACTGCACAAAATGATTCTAAAGAAGTTGCTCGTCAAAAGAAACATTTGATGGACAAAGCTAAAGAATACGATGACCAAGCAGACAGAGAAAAACATTTTGGCCACGGCGGCGCAGCTCAAGCCAAAGGTGAAACCATGGCAGCAGCCGCAAAAAACATTAAAGGAGTATAAGATGATCGACCTAAGAAAAAAAGATGACATGATTGCAGCAATTGAAGAAATTCTTCAACAAGAAGCACTCAAGGGCAATCAACATTTAATTGATAAAAATAAAAACAACAAAGTTGATCCAGAAGATTTTAAAATTCTTCGTGGTGAGAAAAAAGCAGTTAAAGAAGAAGAAACTGTTGATGAAGGTATCAAAGATGTTGCCAAGAAAGCCTTCAAAGCTTTAACTGGTGGTTCAGATGAAGACCAACGTAAAGACCTACAACGCAAGATGGGTCTACCACAAACTGGTAAGAAACCAACTCCTCAAAAAGAAGAAGTTGAAATCGTTTATGAAGCGAATATTCAACCAACAAGCGCAAAGTCAAGATCACATATAGGCAATCTGTCAAATCCAACTGTAAACTCGGTGGAACATTCAGGAAAACAAATTGGTCTCATCACTAAGCAGTCAAATGGACAGTATCACGCTCACCATTCAGCTGCTAAGTTAGCCCACGCTGCTGGCAGCACATTTGATAATAAGGACAGTGCTCATCAGTTTATTCGTAATGCTCATGCTAAAGCTATTAAAAGTGGTACGTTGAGTGATAGATTTCTAAAAAAAGAAGAAGTTGTTGATGAAAGCCTACTAGGCCAATTGAGAGATCGTGGTAATGTTGCTACAGGTCAAAAACAACAAGATCGTAAGAATTTTGATACAAATACTGGTGCCGCATTAAAACCAAATAGCACAATTAGTGGTATTAGAGCTAAGATGCAAAACAAAGTCCAAGAGGAATCTGAACAAATTGATGAGTTGTCTAAAAGCACTCTTGGTTCTTATGTTAAGAAAGCAGCTGCCGACTCTACAATTTCTCGTAAAATTGGAGCTGATTTTGAAAATCGTGCATCCAAGGCAAGAAGCCCTAGTATGAAAGATGCAAATACTTCACTTGCTGATAAGTTTAAATCTGATTCACGTAAACGTAAAGCTGGTATCGACAAAGCAGTTGATCGTTTGGCCAAAGAAGATGTTGATGTTAGAACACCAAAAACTCTCCGTCAATTCAAAGAAGGATGGGAAGAAATGATGGCCGATGTTAAGAAGCGTGCAGAACCAAAACCAAATGGTGGTTCAGGTGTTAAACAAGGTTCTCGTTACGGTGGTTCTAAACAAAAAGACACACCAGAACAGGACACAGAAAAAAAGTAACTGAGGCAAAAGGACCAACCAGTCAGGAAGACGGACCTTTTGTCTCTAAC